TGTTGTCGAGTACGAGTTTCAACGTCTCGTTGACAACCAGCGCACAATTCTCTGGAATCAGGGTATTGAGTTTTACCGGGCTTGGGGCAATGAGTTTGACTCCAGGGCAGTATGTTCTGGGTCTCGGGGTCAGTGAAGTTGGAACCGCCAGTAACTCGATTGGACTTTTAGGGGCACCGCAATTCGCGATCGCCGGGTACATTCATCCCGGAACCAACTCGACTGCTGCAACGGCCACCAATAGTTATCTGGCTCCGTTCCACGGGGTATTTAACGCGACCAGCGGCGCAATGCCATCTGCGGTGGGATTGTCGTCAATTTCCGGTGGTAATGCCGCCAATTCCCCACAGTTCTACTTCGGCATCAGGGCAATATGACGCAGGCACAGATTTTATCGAGTCACGATCCTGGGTTTCACAACGCAGACCTCCCGGCTTCGAGGTTGCGCGTCATCGAAGGAGGAAGCTGGAAGAAGCAACGTGTCATCGTCGTCATGCCGGCATCGGAGACGATCCCGACGAAAGTAGCGTTCTCGCAGTGGTCACTTTCCTTTCCGCCGAACCAAGGCGTTTATCGCATGGCAGCGATCGGGCAGGAAGTAGGCGAGGCATACAGCAACTGCATCGGTGAGATTTTGCAGCAGCCTGAGATCGGACAGTGGGAGTATTTGCTCACGATCGAGCACGACAACATCCCGCCGCCTGATGGCGCGGTGAAACTCATCAAGCAACTCGAAGCGCACCCGGAATACTCCTGCATCGGCGGGCTGTACTGGTGCAAGGGGCCAGAGGGCTGCGCGCACATCTGGGGGGATATCAAAGACCCAGTGCTGAACTACCGCCCGCAGGCGCCACGCCCAGGAGAGCTGGTTGAGTGCTATGGCGTCAGCATGGGATTTAACATGTGGCGCCTGTCGATGTTCCGCGACGAGCGCCTGAAGCGCCCGTGGTTCAAGACCCTCGATGGCAGCGAGGGCTTAGGCATCGGCACGCAGGATCTTGCTTTCTGGACCGACGCGCGCAAGTACGGCTACCGCTGCGCGGTGGACTGCTCCGTGCTCGTCGGACACTATGACCATGAGGGCAAATTTGGCCCGAAAGGAATGACCTGGTGAGCTTACCTGCCGAGAACCTTGCAGAACCCATCCGTCTCGATATCGGCTGCGGAAAGAACAAAAAGGCCGGATTCATCGGGGTCGATGCGATCCAGTTTGACGGAGTAGACGTTGTATTCAACGCCGGGACCGACCGCTGGCCCTACGAGGAAGGCAGCGTCGAGGAAATCCACGCTTCGCACTTCATCGAGCACCTGACGAACTTCGAAGGCCGCTACGAGCGGGTGCACTTCTTCAACGAGGTCTATCGAGTCCTGAAGAAGGGCTGCAAGGCGACGCTGGTGTTCCCGCACTGGGCGAGCAACCGCTACTACGGCGACCCGACGCACAAGGAACCGTTCAGCGAGTTCGGGTTCTACTACCTGAGCAAGGACTGGCGCGCAGTGAACGCTCCACATGCAGATGCTCAGTACAACTCTAAGGGGTACGCTTGCGACTTCGACGCAACGTGGGGGTATACGCTGCACCCCTCCCTGCATGTGCGCAACGCAGAGTATCAGCAGCACGCCATGACGTTCTGGAAGGAAGCGGCGCAGGACATCATGGCGACGCTTGTGAAGAAGTAGCATGTTCGGCGGGTTTCAGGTTGGAGCATTTCAGCCGTTTCCCGCGTACCAGCAGGTTACTCGCGAGACCGTCAGTCAGAACCCAGGCGGATGGTGGAACGAGTTTCACACCGCCAAGCAGCTCCGCGATCTTGAACGCAAGCGTCGCGCGATGCTCGAAGATGAAGCCGAGCTTGCGACCAAAGACGACATCGCTGCGCAGGAGATCGCGAGATTCCTGCACAAGCAGCAGAAGATCGACGCCGAGCGCGCCGAGCTTGAACGATTACGCAACCTTGTCAGGATCATGCCGATCGAATCGGTTTCTGATCGGGCGAGGCTTGCCACAGAGGTAGCGCAGGCGAGAGATACGCTGGGCGCCTACCTCGCTTTAGAGCGAGAACTGATACGCCAAGAGGAAGAAGAATTCATCCTCATGGCGACGACACTGATCGCTGAAGATTAACCGACTCCGGGCGGCTCCCGGTGCCAACCCAAGGTGATATGTGAGTACGGAAACTCAGGCCGTAGAGCCTGCTATTGCTGAAACAAACGTGCCGGAAGCGACTGCAGAGGCGGATGCCAAACCAGAAGCGGAAGGCGCGGCGGAGTCAGCGCCCGCACCGGACGAACCCACGGTTAAACCTGAACTGGAAAATGTTCAGAAGCGGTTCGACAAACTGACCAAGGAAAAATACGACGCTCGACGAGAGGCGGAGTTCTGGCGGCAGCGAGCAATGGAAGCTCAACAGCCGCAAGCGAAACCAGAGCCGGTCGCGCCGGCAAAGCTACCGACCCTCGAAGATACCGGATACGACGAAGCCAAATATCAGGCTGCATTTCTCGAATACACCAAGGCTCAAGCCCGGCAGGAAGCGCAAGCCGCTCTCGCTCAGGCGAAGGCTGAGGAAACCGCCCGTCAAAGGGCGGAAGCGTTCGAGAAACGGCAGCGCGCATTCCTGGCGACGAAACCGGATTACATCGAAAAGGTGATGCAAAACGAATCCCTCCCGATCAGCAGGGCGATGGCAGATGTCATTGCCGAAAGCGAAATCGGGCCGGAAGTAGCGTATTACCTCGCCGATAACCCGGAACAGTCTGCTGCGATTGCACGGCTGGATCCCACTAATGCCGCCAGAGAAATCGGGCGCATTGAAGCTCGTATCGAGTTTGAGAGGCAGTCAAGGAAAGCTGCTTTAGTCAAGCCCTCGGTCAGTCAGGCGCCCCCGCCTGTGCCGAAACTGGACACCACCGAACCCGCAGTCGAACGCGACCCGGACAAGATGAGTACAGAAGATTGGCGCAAGTGGAGGGAGAAGCAGATTAAACGACGACAGGGTTAATCAATGGCTAATGATATTCTTACTCCTTTGATGATCACGCGCGAAGCATTGCGCGTGCTTCATCAGAAGGCCAACTTTATCGGCAACGTGAACAGGCAGTATGACGATCGCTTCGCCGTCTCCGGCGCAAAGATCGGTCAGACGCTGAACATCCGTATGCCGTCCAAGTACACCGTTCGCACTGGCGCGAACCTGAGTGCTCAGGATCACGTCGAGCGCAGCACGCCGCTGTCTGTGACTTCACAGTACGGCGTGGACGTGTCGTTCACGAGTGTTGAGCTGACGATGAAACTCGACGACTTCTCCAATCGGATTCTCGAGCCTGCGATGGCGCAGCTTGCCGCAAGGATCGAGTCGGATTCGATGATCGCAGCGTACAAACTCGCAAACAACTACACGAACGCGACGACCAATACGACTCTGAGCTACAAGTACTTCCAGCAGAACGGTGCCAACATCACCAGCAACCTCGGCCCGCCATCGGGGCGTTCGGCGATTCTGTCTCCGGCCTCGCGTGTCGAGTTCATGGACACGACCAAGGCGCTGTTTCACAGTGCCTCGAACTTGTCCAGCCAGTTCCGAGAGGGCATGCTTCTCAGGACTGGCGGGTTCGACGTGTACGAGAACACGTTGGTTCCGAGTCATACGACCGGCTCTCTGGCGGGCACTCCGCTCACCACGGGCGCGTCACTCGGCACCAGCACCACGGCGAATGCGTGGGTGTCTCAGACCGTGATCGACATCGACGGCGCTACGTCGGCGACAACGATCAAGGCGGGCGACATCCTCACGTTCTCGGGAGTGTATGCCGTGCACCCGGAGTCGAAGGCCAACACGGGCAAACTCGCGACATTCGTCGCGCAGAATGACGTGACGCTGACGACCTCGGCCAACGTTTATCAGGTGACTGTCAAGCCGGGCCTGATCTATGGCTCCGGCAACGCCTATCAGAACACCGCGCTTTCGGGTGTTTCCGATACCAACAACCTCACGGTCACTCGTGTGGGCGCGGCATCGACGGCGTTCGGTCAGGACCTGTTCTTCCAGGAAGATGCCTTCGTGTTTGCGACGGCGGATCTGGACGACGTGTCCAAGTATGGCGCATGGGGCGCCCGCGACAGCATGGATGGGATCTCCATGCGTATCGCGAAACAGTACGCGATCAGCACGGATACGGTTCCGTGCCGCATCGACGTGTTGTGGGGCTTCGGGGGTCTGTACCCCGAGTTGGCCTCACGGCATCTGTACACCCAGAGCCTGGTGTAATTGATCCCGTAACGGAGGGGCGGGGCAACCCGCCCCTCTCTTTTGGAGGTCTCTTGACGGAAAGAAAGTTGGGCCGAAGGCCAGTTGAGCGCGTCCATGCGTATGTGGCGACTCCCGCTTATGACGGGAAAGTCCAGTGTGATTTTGCCCAGTCTCTCTCAGAGGCGTCGTTTGTCTCCCCGCTGTACGGGGTGCACATGACAGCCGGTACGATGGGGAACGGGGCCTTTATCGAGTTGTGCCGAAACATCTTCGTGAAGATCTTTCTCGAAGATCAGACGGACTGCACTCACCTGTTTTTCGTGGATGCGGACCTGAAGTTCGAAGCCCGATCTTTCATCGGCCTGCTCAAAGCGGGCCTGCCGATTTGTGCCGGAGTCTATCGCCGGCGTCAGGAGCCGGAGGATTACCCGGCGAAGTGGACGCCTCACCCCGATGGCGGCGGTCTATGGGTCGAGGATAACTGGGTCATGCACGACCGGGTGCCTACCGGGTTTCTGTGCATCTCCCGCTCAGTGATCGAGGAAATGGCGGCGGATGCGCCCAAGGTCGAGATCCACGGACAGAAGGGTCTGGTCCCGTGGGTATTCGCTACGCGGCTGACCAAGGACGATCCGCCGAGGTTCATGGGCGAGGATTTCGCCTTTTGCGACGACTATCGAGCGAAGTACAATAAGCCGATCCCGGTCTGGACGGACATGGACTTCGTGCACGCAGGCTATAAGTGCAACTACGCTGATTATCTCAGCCGCCAGATCAAGGCATGGGAAGAAGCGAAAGCGAGCGCCGCCTGATGGAACTCTTGATCGGCTGCGGAAACGACCTGCGCAAGAAGGTCACGTTCGACAAGATCCCGAAGGAGTGGTGTCAGCTCGTCACGCTGGACTACGACGAGGGGCTGAATGCAGATGTTCACCACGATCTGAACAGCATTCCGTATCCCTTCGATGACGACATGTTCGATGAAGTCCACGCCTACGAAGTGCTGGAACACTGCGGGACGCAGGGAGACTGGCGGTTCTTCTTCAACCAGTTCGCTGAGTTCTGGCGCATCCTGAAGCCCGGTGGCTACTTCGTAGCGACCGTGCCGATGTGGGATTGCGTGTGGGCGTGGGGCGATCCGGGACACCGGCGCATCATCACGCCGAACACTCTGGTGTTCCTCTCGCAGAAGGAATACGCCGCGCAGGTCGGCAAGACGGCGATGGCCGACTACCGACCGTGGTACAAGGCGGACTTCGAGCCTGTGACCTACAACGAGAAGGAGGGGACGTTTGCCTTCGTACTGAAGGCGCTGAAGTGATCGAGCTTCGCGACGGCTTCCTCGATCAGCCGCATGAGGTCAGCATCGAGACGCTGGCCTTGTGCAACGCGGCCTGTACCTTCTGCCCGTACCCGACGCTGGAGCGTCAGGGGACGAAGATGCCAGACGCCATGTTGGCGCGATTATGCGACGAAATGGCGCAGTTCGAGAAACCGTTCTACTTCTCCCCATTCAAGGTGAACGAGCCGCTGCTCGACAGCCGGCTGATCCCCACATGCAAGCGCATGGAGGGGACCAAGGCGGTTGTGCGCATCTTCACCAACGGGCAGCCGCTGACGCAGGAGAAGATCGATGGGATTGCGCAACTTGGGAACGTCGCGCACTTGTGGGTCTCGCTCAACTCGCACATCCCGGAGGAATACGAGCGGCTGATGCAGTTGGACTTCGAGAAAACCGCGAAGCGACTGGACAACCTGCACGCGCAGGACTTCCCGCATCGCGTGATTCTCTCCTGCGTAGGCTTCCCGAACGAGGCGTTTCGCTACTACTGCTTCCAGAGGTGGCCGAAGTTCGAGAGCCTGGCCCTGCGCAAAGGGTCGTGGCTCGGGGCGGTCGAGCCGCAAGACACGACCGTACCTGATACTTCCTGCGCGCGGTGGTTCGAGTTGTCGGTCATGGCGAACGGGATCGTGGCCCTGTGCTGCATGGACGGCGAGGGCAAGTTCGCGCTTGGCGACGTAAGCAAGCAGACGCTTCTGGAAGTCTACAACCAGCCTCACCTGAGGCAACGACGCGAGCAGTTGGCTTCACGCAGGGGGATCTACCCCTGCTCGACCTGTACCCTGTGAGGGGCCTATGACGAACATCGAGATCATTGAAGATGCCATGCGGGCCATCGGCGTGTTGGCCGAGACCGAATCTGCGAGCGCGAACCAAGGAGCCTTGGGCCTGCGTCGCATGAACGATCTGATGGCGTACTGGGAGGGCGAGGGGGTGGACTTGGGATACCCCCCGCAGACCTCAACGACAGCGGATTCTCCGCTCACGATCACCGTCACTCTTGCCGTCAAGTACAACCTCGCGGTCATGCTCTGCGCGGATTATGAGCGATCAGTTCCGCCTGTAGTGGCGTCCTTGGCGTCATCCTCATGGTATTCGCTGCTGCGCAAATACGCCATTGATGCTCGCGTGGAATCCAAGCTTGACCTGCTGCCGAAGGGCGAGGCATGGGCAAGCGGTTATGACATCACCACGGATACCTGATGCTGCTCCCGATTCACAGCTACCAGGATGCGAACGCCAACACGTCGCGTCTCGTGAACTGCTACACGATGGCTGCTCCGAAGGGCGCCCGCTCGCCTGTAGTGCTGCGCACGGCGCCCGGGGTCGTTTCGTTCGCGACCTGCGGGAGCGGTCCCGGCCGGGGCGTCATCACGTTTCAGGACACGCTCTACGCCGTCTCGGGGAACACGCTCTACCGGGTTTCGGCATCCGGCACTGCGACGGGGATCGGGACGATCCCAGGGACGCAGCGCGTGCACATGGCACAGGACGGGCAGTCGCTCGTGATCGTCGCCAACGGCAACGGCTACGTCTGGAATGGCTCGACGCTCGCGCCGATCACGGACCCCGACTTCAGGACGGCCGGGGCCTGCGCGTTCATCGACAGCTACATCGTGTTCGTCGAGAAAGACACTGGGCGGTTCTTTGGCTCTGACCTGCTCAATGCCGCAAGTTACGATTCTCTGAACTTTGCCACGGCAGAAGCGTTCCCTGACAAGCTCATCACGCTTGCCGTGGATCACCGGCAGATCGCTCTTTTTGGCACTGACACGATGGAGCTTTGGTACAACGCCGGAGGATCCGGCTTCCCGTTCGAGCGATCGCCCAACGGGGTCGTCGAACTCGGGATCGCCGCCGAGCATGGCGTCACGCAGGTCGATAACAGTCTGGTGTGGCTGGCGAGCGATAGGACGATCCGCCGCTTGAGCGGCCTGACGCCGCAGAAGGTGAGTCAGTATGGAGTCGAGAAAGCCTTGCGCGGCTACGCCAGGGTGGATGATTGCGAAGCGTTTCCGTATACCCACGAAGGGCAGCTCTGCGCCGTCTTTCGCTTCCCCTCGGCCGGAGCCACCTGGGTCTACAACGCCTCGGTCGGTGAGTTCCACGAGCGCGAGACGTATCCAGAGACTGCGTGGCTCGTCAACGACGCCACCCAGTGCTACCAGCAGGTGCTTGTTCAGAATCCTCAGACTGGAGCCATCGGGACGCTCTCAGCCGCCTCGATGACTGAGTGGGGCAACACTCTGCGCCCGGAGTGGACCTACCAGCCGATTTACAACAGGGGCGGCAGGGTCTACCAGTCCGAGATCGTCATGGAGTGCGAGACGGGCATTGGGTTGGCGGTCGGGCAGGGGAGCAATCCGCAGATCCTGCTCGAATACTCCAACGATGGCGGACGCGAGTGGATCGCCCACGACGCGCGCTCCCTCGGCGCTCAGGGTAAATACCTACAGCGGGTGCGCTGGAACCGGCTCGGGCAATCTCGCAATCGGGTCTACCGGGCGTGGTTGAGCGATCCGGTCCCGCTGATCGTCAGCGCAACGGAACTGTATGCCTAGCCTGAAGAACATCCCGATCCCGTTACTGCGCAATGGCCCGGTGACCGGAGAGGCGCTGAACGAGTGGCTAGACGCCTATCACCGGCTCATTCTCTCGCGACTCGACATCCGCAACGATCGCTCGGACTTCGCAGACGGCATCGTCGCTGAGAGCGACGGCAGGGTGGTACTCGGTACCGACAGTGGCCTCACTGGCCGACCGGCGTCGAGCATGCCGACTCTGCTCTTGCGCATGGGGGATAACGGGCGCGCGACGACGCAGCAGATCCTCCCGCAGGTGAGCGCGGGGAATGTGCTCTCCCTGCAGAACGTCAATCCGGTCACGGCAGAGGCAGACGCCTCGACAGCAGAGATCACGATCGCCTCGCACAACCTTCAGTACGGGTTCGGCAGCGTAAGTTACAACGGCGGAGCAATTGCCGGGCTGGACCCGGAAACCAACTACTATGTCTATGCCGATGACCCGAATTACTCTGGCGGCGCATTGACCTACTACGCGACGACCAATCGCCAGATGGTCACGTCAGACAACGGACGGTACTTCGTCGGGGCGATCCAGACGGCCATTGCGGCAACGGTTGCGACGATCACCGGGGCGACATCTGCGAACCCGATTGTGTTCACGACCTCGGGCAACCACGGCTGGAATACCGGAAACAGCGTGACCTTTGCAGGGCTTCCGGGAGACTTTGGGACGAACCTCAACGGGAATACTTACGAGATCACGCGCATCGACCCGAATGAGTTCTCCATCGCCGTCAACGGCTCTGGCTATGCTGCCTACACATCCGGCGGCACGGCGACGCGCGTGACGACGGCGACTTCAGGCGGAACGGGCGGCGGCGGCGGCTGGATCGACAACTTCTACTTTGCACCATGAATGTAAACATCAGACGGATCAAGTCGGGCGACGAGCACACGGACCAAAAATGGTACGTGCTGGAAGGGTACGTCGATGGCGTCCCCGCAGTCACCAAGCGCGTCAGTATCTCGATGGCCGCAGCGGTGCAGGACCCGTCGATCATTACTCGGGCGCGAACGAAACTCATCGCGGATGTCAACGAGTACTACCAGAACTGGCTGATGCTCGAACAGTTGAATGCTTGAGCCATTTGTCATTCAGGACATAGAACCGCAGATATTCGCTGACATTGCAGAACTTCCCGGGAACATCGAGTGGTTCACGGAAATGGGGGAAGGCCCTGTTCCGGCAGAAGATATCCCCGGATGCGTTTATCAGGGCGTCATCGGAAACGGGA